GAAAAGCTTATCTGAAACATTTTGGGCATTTCCAGCAGCTTCACCATAAGCATTCATGATAGAGGTTATAGCATCAGCAGCGGTAAAAGTATCCGTAACTCCGGCAACCGCAAGCTCAGCAGATTGCCTTAAAATATTCATTGATTCAGCTCCGTCATAACCTGCGGAAACAATCTGGTACAGTCCTTTGGCAAGGTTTTTGGCATTCTCCGGAACTGTTTTAGTCATTTCAATAATTTCTTTGGATATACCGGCATAATTTTTTTGTACGGCTTCTGAGATAGTTTGAACTTCCAGCATTGCTGATTCAAATTCTTTGGAGAAATCATAGGCTTCCTTGCTCATTTTGGCAAAAGCAGCGGCAGCCGAAATCCCCAATCCGGCAAATATATCCATACCTGTTATATTTTTGGATAAACTGCGTAATATTCCCTTTGATTCTGTTGCACCTTTTCGCAACCCCTGATTGTCAATTTTAGTCTTCCAATATAACGATTGTCCCGTATTAAGTGCCATGTTTAAATCACCCTGCTTTGTTTAGGTCTTTATTAATCTTTCTCTTGTTTCTTTGGTTGCATTAAATATGTCCCATCTAATTGGCAATCTATTATTATTCAATCTAATTCCCATATTCATGCATTCCCCAGCTTTATCACTATCGCCTCTTTCAAAGTAGTAAGTAGCCAGCCAATTAAGTATCTCCGGCAAAACTGCTTTGGCATTACTTACTAACAAGCTATCATATAAAGAGCCTTCGGTTTTGCAGATATCTATTGCAATTTCAAAATAGTCCCTTGCCTTATCGTTATTTTTCCCCGTATACCAGTTACCCAGCATTAAATATATTTGAGAAATTCTATTTGAGTAATGGCAAGCTTCTCTTTCTATTCTTTCGGCATTTTTGACATCATCTTTGGCTAAATATGCCCCTACTAAATCAACAAATACCTCTAAGAAGGCATTCCAGCCCTCATTAAATTTTTCTTTTCTCATCTGCTTTATCCATATTTCACCATATTTTATAGTGTTGTCGAAATCTTTTTTTACATAATAAGTTTTAACTAAATGGGTAAAGTTATGCAGATTATCCGGATTCTTTTTATACTCTTTTTCCAGCATTGGTAAACTGCGTGCCATTTTGTTGGTAAATAATTTTTTTCCTTTGTCGCCCTGAAATATATAGCCATAATGATTAAGCACTACATCATTCGCAAATAGGTACGGAGCTTTACATGTCGGCTTGTTATGTACTGCCTGCTCAAAGTGGAAATCAGGGTCATTATTGAATATTCTCGGCTGCATCATCTCCGAATATTGCTTTAAATCCTTTGTGTAATAGTTACATAGCTTTACAAAGATAGTCGGCTGTGTATATTTGGGATTTAATATTACATTTTCCAAAAAATAAATAGACCGCTGTGTTAGTTCCTCATCTGCGTCAACATACATAATCCTTTCTCCGGTTGCTTTGGATATACTATAGTTTCGTGCCTTGCTGAAATCCCAGGGTATAAACTCTTTTTCATATACTTTATCGGTAAACTTTCTGGCAATATTAACCGTTCTGTCAGTCGATCCACTATCCACGATAATTAATTCTGTCAATGATGATAATGTTTCATCATCTTTCATATTGATAATCGGTAATAATGAATCTAAGCAACGTTGGAGATTTGGGGCTTCATTCTTAACGATCATGCATATCGATAATTTATATTTATTCATATCATCCTTCCTTTTTAAATTAATCCCTCAATATCATTTACATCTTTTATTTCCAAATCTTTCGCCTTTTTATTTTTATCCGGACTATATGAAGGTATACTGCTAATAAGCATTACCAAGTTTGTGTACGAAGTTCCCCATAATATATTTTCCATCGTAAACCCAGGAAAATAATGGAGAATTCCTCCTATTATCCGCCAGGGGTTGTTTCTTGTTTCTTCATCCTCATCAGGTTCATCCCCTTTAGAGAGACCAAAGAAGCTAAAAAAGGGGAAACGTTCATTTGCTGTACTATCATGGTAACCAGCTTTAGCCCTTCCTTTGCGTTTAAATTATTGTCCAGGAAGTTAATCAGTTGCCTTGACGGCTCTTTTTTGCTGTTGGTAATGCCATAAGCAATTATCTTTATTACCTTGTCTTTGTTTGCGATAATCTGGTTAACTCCCGCTTCCAGAAAATTAAACTGTTTATCTTTTTCCTTATCAGGATTATTTAACGGTTCATCCAATTCATCGGTATTTAGGTCAAACAGTATTTCGCTGATTTTAAGCACTGTTCCCATATTTAGAGGATAGACAACAAATTGCCTTTCCCTCGGCAGTATATGCAGTTTATGCAGTATATTCTGTTTTTGTACCTTAATAGTAAAGTCAACACCTTTTTCCAGTACTGAATCTATGGTGTTTCTTATCGTACTTGTGGTATCTGTGGTTTCTGCTTTTGCTTTATCCCCCTGCATATCCTTGTTTACTTCTTTACCCTTTTTATCCTCAACATATTTTTTGCCTTTTTTATTCTTATTGTCTTTTGCCATAACAACTCCTTTCTAAATTTCTAAATTATTGCCCGCTCTATATTTCTATAGAGCGGATAATTAATTCACTTTTATGCCGTTTCTGTAATTTTTATAGGAGATATTTTGGTCGAACTTGCCGGAATAAGTACGTCACAGGAAAAGGTAATCTGTCCCGATTCAGTCTTGGTAAATCGCAAATCTGCTCCAGCATGGACAGATGCTCTGGGGATTTCTACCTTTAACTTTTTGCCGTTATAAGTTTTAGAAATTGCTTCAATAGCAAATTCCTTTATATCGACTGCTCCAGCCGTAGAAGCACTCCATGACCCCAAAGTAGTTCCAACAGGGGAAGTATATGCCCCACCAAAAGCCTTTTCGAACATTGCCCCTCCCATATCCCTTGTAGCGAATTCAACAGTCTTTTTGCTCGTTCCTAAAATCTGGATATCGGGAAGGTCTTCTTCTTCTACGAATAAATCAGTTACTCCTGGTGCTTCCATAACCAGATGGGCACTGTCGGGTACGATGGCAGTTATTGTTTCCAAAGTAGTGGCCATAGCACCAGTTGCACCCACATCTCCGACCTTTATTGATGTCAATCCTATTAATCGAATGTTTGACATTTTTGTTCACCTCGTTTTTATTATTTTTATTTTTCTACAAAACAATTTATTCTTAAGTTTACGAAACTAAGATTTATTTGGTCTGTATCTTGCATAACTGTCTGATTAGTAATATCAAAGATATAGTAATTATTAGTGGCATTGTAATCTTCAATAACTTTTATCACGGCATCTGTGATCGTTTTCAGTTTGGTTATGTTAGGCAATCCATTATCATAATTTTTGCAAAAACAATTAACCATAAATGTTGCGTCTTGTATAATCTCATCACCGTTATAATTGGATAAAGGAATAACAACAATATCCTGTAATTCTGAATTTAACGGTTTTTTATTCCTATACACTCTTCCGTCAATCGTACTTGTTACTGAGGTTACATTAATAATCGGGTATAAGATATTATTGATATCAAAGGATGTTTTCATCTTAATCCATATTCCCTTATCTTTTTCTTTAGCAATTGTTTTGCCGCTGGCACTGAACTGGTAATAACTGAATAACCCTTAGCTTCAACGGCCGCAGCGTAACTCATTCCGGCTACTCCAATTAATACAAAACCCTGTTTATTTTCCTGTAATATTTCCCTTGCAATCCTTTTAGCCTGTGCTTTCCCTTGTGCTTTACCTTCTACATCTTCAACTACAATGTGCCCGTCTTTTGCAATAATGTAACCGATACTGCTTCTCAAGTTGCCGGTCTGGTCTTGATAGGTTCTAATGTTTCTGGCATCGTTGACAAACTTTTCACCAACCATAGCAAGCGTCATAATAATCCGTTCTTCTACGCTTACTACAAACCGGTCAACCTGTCTGTCTGTATCCTGTCCTCTAAATCCTGGTATTAACGGCATATCAATTTATACCTTTATTTCTACATGTTTTTGAAATTTAAAAAGCTGTAACATTACATGCTCTTTGTTAAAAAACTCCAGTTTTGCATCTTCGGGAACGTTATCTACATTGTCAAATATTGGTGCAGTTATGAAAAAGCTATAACCAATCATATCCCCGCTTTCAGCTATAATGTATTTGCTACTGTTCGGCTGTATGTTGCAGCTTATATTTATGGTTACCAGCGTCCCCTCGGTATAAACTCCAACAGTGTTAAATGTCCCTGGATTGTGATAACTTATAGTTGCCGTATGGGGATATCTTTTTACTACCATATTGCAGCTCCGTCTACTGTCGGTTCATCCAGACCGTATTTTTGCAGTATAGCCCTTGCCATAACAATTAACTGGACTGCGTTGTACTTAATGGAAGTTGATCCATCTCTAAATTCAGGATGGGCAGCCAAAGTAAAATATAAGGATGCGGCACATAAGTCTATATCCTTAGAATTACCTGCCGCATAAGTTGCACTGGCTGTCAATCCATGATCAAGGAGAATCTTCTCAAGCAAGTTATCGTTACTATATTCGGTTTGTGATTGTAAAGCCTCTAAATTTGTCAATTATTGCTCCTTAGTTCTTATGCTCCCCAAGAAGAAGTATTTTCAGTGTCAAGAATTAAAGCTCTGT